CAACAAATACTTAATGAGTATCCTGTAACAAAACAAGTTGAAAAACAGGAACCAATTTATACGAATTTGTAGCTTGAAAAATCGTTAAAACTTTGATATAATGTGTGAGTACTGAGTGCAAGTACTTGCACATTTTTCATTCGGAGTATGCAATATGTATAATGATATTCCCCAAGCACATAAGTTAAACGCCAGTTTATCAGCACATTGTTGTCCTGTGTGTGGTGGTAAAGGAAAATGGCGGAGCGGACAGGAATTCGATAATGAAAAAATTTGTTGGCATGGGGATAAGAATAATCGAACTCCTATAACATGGTGTCCAAGTAGTATTGAATATTGGAGGGAGGAGCAAGCGGAATTGTTGATAGGAATGAGTGGTGACAATATTTAAGGATAAACAATGGACGCAACTGTTGCTAGGATAATAAGTGAAAGTAAAGCATTGGGAACTGATGAGACTTGTATATTAGTGTATTTGATGGCTAACTCAGTTCACTCACAGGAACAAAGGGAAAAAGATGAGCGATTCAAAGGTAAAATATTTAGTAGGATTGACTATGACGATATTTGTAGTCGATACAATATGTTGGATTGCACAGTTAAGCGAATCCTTAAAAAATTTGAGTCAATAGGCTGGTTAAAATTTGATGAGGATGGAATTGTATTGGGTGAGTGGACCCCGGATAAAAAGAAATATTGGTATTGTTCAAAACAACTTGGCAGCATGAAGGAACGTGAGCCACGTAGGGAAACAGCCACGGAACAATTGAGGAGGTTGGTAAATGAGTCCAAACACAAGTCAGTGGAAACTAAAATAAAAAAATTGGGTTTTTTGGAAAGGTCGAAAATTTTAACTGAGCTAAAAACAGCCAGAACCACTACCCCTGGTATGCGAATTTTGAATACGATTAAGTCCTTATATATTCATAAGTTCAATACTTCATATAAGATGGCCATTGACAATGTTACCGGATCACCTTCCTTTCCTAAAGAACTTGGATTACTGAATCGAGCCTTACAGTATGCAAACAATAATGAGGAAAAATTAATTGAAATCATTAACTGGGTATTCCAGGAATGGGAGGATATTAAAATTAAGTTGGGTTGGTTAGGCAATGGTCCCAATGCTTCTTTATTTTCAACTAAAGCATATTTTACAAAAGTACTTGAATTAAAAGGTGAGCACTATGTGAAATCCCTTAACATTGGACAACGATTTGATGAGGGTGCAGCAAAATCAGCACCGGATAGGGGGTATTAGTGAAAGCAATTGATTTACTGAATATTCCAGAAGTACTAAAAAGTTGTACTTTAGATAAAGTGAAAGAATGTCCACATAAACAGTTGGTCAGTAACTATATTAAACGACTACCTGAATTATTGAAAACTCGACAAGGATTGTACTTATGGGGTGAGTATGGACAAGGTAAATCAGCATTAGCTGCAATTATATTAATGGAAGCAATAAAATATGATGCAATAGGTTTTTGGGTAAGTGCAAAACAGTTACCAGGATATGTGATAAATCACACAGAGTGGATGGATAACATTAGTTACTACGACAGGGCAGTAATGGTTCCTTTATTAGTGATTGATGAGTTTCAAACTCGGCAGGAAGTTAAGTTTCAAGAAAGTTGTGTTGAGGATTTGATACGTGTTCGTGTATCAATGAATAAACCTACAATAATCACAAGTAATATCGTTCCAGCAGTTTTGAAAAGTATTTACCCAGCGTTTCACAGTGTATTGCAAGAATGCTTTGCAAGTGAGCATGTTCAAGGATATGACTGGCGAGCGGCCAACGGTGGGCTGGTTATACCGGACCTCTATAGTGCGAGTGTATGCACTAAGTAAGGAGGATTTTTAAAATGATTGTAATGACAGGTTTAGTTGGCGAAGTATTTGGAAGGTTAACTGTCCTAGAAGCTAGTTTGGACAATAAGTGGGGACACGCTTGTTGGAGGTGCTTATGTACTTGTGGGAGTATTAAAGTAGTGAGGGAATGTCATTTAAAAAATGGTAGGACAACAAGTTATGGATGTTATCAAAAAGAAACATCAAAGCATAGGAATAGGACACATGGATATGCCATAGGTGGGAAACTACATAAGTTGTATGCACTATTCTATAACGTAAGGAGCAGGTGTTCAAACACCAATAATGAAGGGTATCCAGGATATGGTGGCAGGGGTATAAAATTGTTTCCACTTTGGGAAAACAACCCTCTTGCTTTTATTCATTATGTGGAGCAGTTGGATAATTGTGGAAAGGTGGGATACTCACTTGATCGAATTGATAATGATGGTAATTACGAACCTGGTAATTTAAGGTGGGCGACACAAAAACAACAAAATAGTAATAAGCGTACTAACATATCAGTGGATAAAGTGGAATTTATTAAAGATAAATTAAAAAACAGTTGCCTGTCGTTACGTTCCATAACTAGGTTAGCACAAGTTGGTTGGGGCACTGTGCAAAAGGTAAAAGCTGACATGGACACAAATAAGGGATTAGTGGTTGAGGATTTAATTTAGTGCAAGTACTTGCACGCATTTGAAAGGAAAGTTTAATGGCATTTGAACCGGAAGATGATGATAAAATTGATGAAGACTTGTTTGACCCTACGCATGAGTTCGACGAAGACTATGAAAGCCAAGTCGAAGTACTTTCATATGCCCCAGAAGACATGGAAGAACCACGTTTCCTTAAAGTATGTTTATTAGCCAGGGTTAAAGGAACTTTGCCTGAGTTATTGTATGCATTTGGTATTACCAGTGAAGAAGGCGTGGTTAAAGTAAACAGGATTTTAGATGAACACTATCCAACATTTGAACATCAAACAGAACTTTTATTTGAGTTAATGGAATCAGAGCTAAGTCAAATATGCCTTGGGGGAGCAAGTCATGTGACTGATTTGGAAGATGGTTTCAAAGAGTCGGAAGGGAGTATCAAAAGGCGATTGAAAGCACTTGAGTTGCTCTATACAGTTAGGTCATCACGAATGGTAATTAGGAATAAGTTGGAGGAAAGAGATGCAAGGGATTGACCAACTTGGAACCAGGTTAATCAAATCACTCCTAACTAGCAAGGATTTATTATTACTTGAGCAACTTAAACTTGATGATTTCCTTCCAGGCAAAGCAAGGGACATGTTTGCTTGGATACTGGAGTATGGGCTAAAGTTTAATGCATTACCTACTGAGTTAGCTTTTATTGATGAATTTGGAAATGTCCTTCCACAAGATATTGAAGCATTTCCTTATTTACATGAACAAATCCTAAAAAGGAATTTAGGATTTAAGTTAACACAGAGCCTACAGCAAGTAGGGAATTCATTAGATAATAACGATCCCGACGCTGCTTTGCAGCAATTAGTACAGGTTGTTCAAACCACGAATCAACAAAAGGTTGATAAAGTAAGTTTTTACAACAAAGAAGCAGCACACAGGATCCAAACATATAAGCACAATGTTGCAAACAAGGTATTTGATGGGATTGAAACACCTTGGGAGGAAATTAATGAACAGATACAAGGCTTAATGAATGGATGCCTACACGTTGTGCTTGGGAGGCCCAACCAAGGCAAAAGTTGGATGGTGTGTATTTTGGCGGATCATTGCCTAAAAAAAAGTAAGAGTGCATTACTTGTTACTTTGGAAATGCCAAGTATTAGGATTGCACGCAGGTTAGATGCAATTAGGCATAAATTAAGTTTTGGTAAACTCCGCAACAATGTATTGCAGCCAGCAGATTTGCAAAAATGGGAGGATAGCGTTGCAAACGATAAAACAATAGGAGATATTATACTAGTCGATAAGCAAAAAGTAAGGACAGTAGTAGATGTTGCGTTATTAGTGAAGAAGTATAAACCAGATATTGTTTTGATTGATGGTGGATACCGTTTCACGGGCAGGAGCAAGAGTCATTGGGAAAACACTGTTGAAATAGTCAATGACCTTCAAATATATGCGGAGGAATCAAATATTCCTTGGGTTGTGACAAATCAGTATGGAGATACACAAACAACAACTAAACAAGGTAAAGATGACCCTACGGGTAAAATGGATATGAAAGCCAGGTATGGGGCCGAGTGGGTAATGGCCCCAGATGTTGTACTGGGTATTCAACAATCGCCAGATGATCGAGTGTTGAGGAGGATGCAAGTACATATACTTAAAGTTCGAGACTCAGCAGCAGAGTCAAATGTAAATCAGGTAAGCATAAATTGGAATCTTGTAGACATGGAATTTGATGCCACTAAAAGCATACTTGATGATGTTCAAGGTGTGAGCATATGATCCTCGATGACATTAAGAAATACCTGAGTAACATAATCGACGTGGAAGGAGTACAGGGATTAGGCAAAAAACAAGATCACATATTAATTAGTTGCCCAATGGCCAGGTGGACTCATTTATCTGGGCAGGATGCCCACCCATCCTGCATGGTGTGGTATAATGATGAGAAACAAACATATTACAAATGTTACAGTTGCGGCGAATGTGGCAATCTGTGGCAGCTATTTCAGGAGTATGGACAAAAAACAAATGACCCACAGGTGCAAGCACTTGCACTCGAAGTACTGAAGGTGGACACACCAAGTATTAGTTCAAGGTTTGTTCGACTATACAACAAGATATTGAATAAGTATGATTTGGATGTTTTTGAGGATGAAGTTAAAATTGTACCTGCTAGTGTGATTGAGAAATATGAACTAGCAACATTAAATCCTATTGCCAGTAAGTATTTGGAAGGAAGGCAAGTAGATGTACTTACTGCACTACGATTTAATTTAAGGTGGGATAAACACAATTTTAGGATTTGCTTTCCAGCATATGATGAGGATGGAAGTTGTGTGGGTATGGTGGGCAGGACTGTCCCACCAGGAGATGTGGAAAAGAAGCGGTATTTTAACTATTTTAATTTCAATGCTGCGGAATCACTAGGTGGGACTAATTTTGTCAAGGACTATCCTTACAATAAAATACTAGTGTTGGAGGGTTATTTTGACTTATTGAGGAGTTGGCAGTGGTGTGTTGAATTAGGTATTTTGCCAGTATGCACATGGAAATCAAAGGTATCCGAAAAGCAGTTGACAAAATTGGTAGGTTTTGATAAACTGCTTATATGTGGGTACGATAATGATAAAGCAGGTCAAGAGGGTGCAGTTAAATTTATAAGGGAAGGAGGGCAGCTTGGAGCAACAGTGAGGAAATTACAGTTACCTGAAGGAAAAGATGTTGGTGAATTAACTAAGGAAGAGTTTATAAACTCACTAAAAACAACAAAAACATTTAATTCAAGAAAGTTTGAAAATGACTGAATCTGCAAAAGTACCAAGTTATTTGTTAGGGATGGGCGATAAGGTTGATATGGAGCCGGAAAAGAGATATTCAACAGGAATGTTTCGATTTTGGCTAAAGCCAGCGGCAAAGGCAAATATCATATTTTTATCCGACGGTAACGATGTTCCTTGCATTTGGGAGCATCAAGTAATGTTATATAAGAAGGGCAGGAAGGATTATAACAATTACTTCACTTGCCTCGAATCGTCGTTTGGAAGTTGCCCACTGTGCGACTATGCAGCAGAGTTTGAAACAGCATGGAGGCAGAAAGTACAACTGTTTACTGTGCTTAACCTGAATGGTTACTTCAGTAAGAAGCTAAATAAGCAAATGCCCTACAGCAGGCAAATCCTCACCGCTAAGAAAAACACGAGTGAAATTTTGATGCGTAGGTATGCTGCTAGGTTGGATCAAAATCAGCGATTGAGGGGTGCTCAATTTACCGTTGTTAGGAATAGTGATTCCAAGTCTCCTAACGTAGGTACTGATTTTGAGTTTGTTAAAATGGTGGATTTAGGACAATTCCCACCAGATGATGTGAAGGTAATGGATGTCACAACACTTGCTCCAAATAGGGATTTGATGATCCGTGTTGTGCAAACATTGCGAAGTGGTTCAAAGATGGATTACCAACCAGGTGTTGGTGAGGGAGAACCTACTGATGATGTTGTAAATGAAGTTGAATATGGTGATCCAGAAAACACCACTGAACCTAGTGACGTAGTTGCGTAGTTTCACATAAGTCCTTACACATAACAATCACGCTCCCGCTAGATACGGAAATAGTGATGTTATGTGTAAGGCATTTTTCATTTAATGAGTGCAAGCACTTGCACACAAGGAACAATAGTATGGCTACTCGTAATGAAATACGACAACAAGCATTGAAGGATCAAACAGTACCTCCACCATCCTTCAGGTGGCAGCAAGTAATGCAATTGATTGACCTACGGAATACCAGGGCACGAATTGAGCAGGAAATACGTGACGTTGAGTATAATCTATTGTTACAAAGTAGTAAGTTTGCTGTCACAAGGTTTAATACGACATATATTGTTGAATGCTCAGGTACACCAACTTGCCCTAGTGTGAAAATTGAAGAAGTTAAAAATGAAGGAGTAGCGTAATGAGCATAGTCGAAGATTTTTTGACCCATGCTAAGGCAATCAAATGCTTTTCATTTGACATAGAGCATGGACCCATCCAATTACACCAGGCCGGGTTTGATTTATGGGGTTGTAGTTTCAGCACAGATACTTACACATTTTATGCAAAAAATAAGGATGTAGTTAAACGAATTACTGATGAATTATTCCCCATTAAGTCAATCGAGGCAGTTGCCTATAATGGCAAATATGACATTCAATGTTTAATACAATCTGGGTGGGCTGACAAGTACCCTGAAACACTTGTAGACCCCATGATTGCACTCAACCTCCTTGATGATAACAAACGGCCAAACCAGTTAGGATTAAAGGAAAATGTATTTGAAATATTTGGTCATAGGATGATGAATTTTGAGCAAGCGGTTGCATTTGGCCCAGACTCACAACAATTCACTCAATATGCTTGTGATGACTCCCTTTGGGAATTCAGGTTATGGCAGCGTTTGAAACCCGAATTGGAACACCAGAAGTTATTGAAGTATTTCCAATGTGTTCCGGCAGTTAAGTTTTTTGCTGATATAGAAACAGCAGGGGTGCTGTGGGATTTACAGAATGTTAGGAATTTGCTAAGGGATTACATCAAGGTGCGGGATGATTTAGAAGAGGAAATATACAAAGAGATTGGAATATTAAACCTTGACTCACCTAAACAACTTCGTGAAAGGTTATTTGGTGATTTAGGGTATAGTACGTTTGGATTGAAACAAACAAAAGGCGGTGAAATAAGCACTGATGTGGACTCAATGGAAATCCTAGCTAAAAGGTATCCAATTTGTAATAAAATTGTAAAGTATCGTACAGCTAGTCACATGATAGGCACATACATTGTACCACTTTCACAATATAGCCTTGAAGCAGCAGATCATCGTGTGCATCCAAAGTTTTGGCTTGTTAGTTCTACGGGTCGTACTAGGTGTAGTGATCCAAATCTTCAGAATATTCCAGCACACTTGAGCAAGGATTTCCAATACCTGGATATTCGGCAAATGTTTATAGCTCAACCAGGGTATAAATTTGTTTGTGTGGATTATTCACAGGTCGAACTTAGGGTATGTGCTCATTTTTCAAAAGACCCTATGTTCTTGAAAGCATACAGGGATTGGCAATGCACAGCTTGTAATACAAAAGGTAGTGATAACACAATACTGCATAAGTGTCCAAATTGTGGCTGTGAAGAAAATGATGCCATAATGAAGGATAAGTCAATTAAGGGATTTTGGCATGGCCTTGATTTACACCAGATTACTGCTGACAAGGTTCCTGCATTGCATGGTAATAGGCAAATGGGCAAAAACGCCAATTTTGCCTTAATTTACGCAGCAGGTGCAATGCGTATGAACATGGAGCATCCTTCATTTTCGGTAGATCAATGGCAGGATGTTATTGATGAATATTTTCAAACATATTCAAGTATTAGGCATTGGCACAGTCACATGGAACAGGTGTTGCAAACTCAGAATAAAACTCGTGACATATTTGGGCGGTTGAGGAGGATTCACCCATTCTTGATCAAGAAATCATTCAAACATGCTCTTAATCAGATTGTTAATTTCCCAGTACAAGGATCGGCTGCTGGAATTATTCAACTAGCTAGTACAAAATTTAGGAAGTTAATGATTGACAAAGGGTATTGGATGAAGCAGGTTATTTGTGTAAATAGTGTACATGATGAAACGGATTTAGAAATTCGTGAAGACGTGATTGATGAAGTAATACCAATTATCAGGGATTGTTTTGAAAATATTGTATCCCTTGAAGTACCACTAAGGGTTGATATTGGCGTTGGGGATGACTGGAAGGATGCAAAGGGCTGATATATTTTCAGTAGGTGGGATTGTTTTATCAAGCAGGGTATGGGATAATGGTGTTATGTGACTTACCATAGGTGTGCAAGTACTTGCACAAGTAAAGGAGCAGGAATATGTTTAACAGTAGACCTGTTAAAGCAGTTAGTGAAGAAGCTCCTGTAAAAGTTGGGCAAGGGTATAGCCTGGGATGGGATATGTGGTTTCAAGCAGGTGAGCGTGGTGTAATTATAGAATATCCTATCACCAAGTATGCGTGGTGGCACATCCCACGTATCTTTGATGACATGTTTCAAACTCAAGTAATTCTGGTAAATGCATAATGGCTAATGTGCTTTCTAACATGCTTTGGATTCCCAAGGATACTTTATCGCTTGCAGAGCAAGCTCGCTTGAAGGTGAGGTACACCCTCCAAGGGAAACCCAAGATTGACGGCACTCCTGTTGAATTGAAAGCATATTCAGAAGATGCCAAGTGGCTGGGCATTCCTCGACAATCTTACGGAGCATACTCAGGATTTTTGGATCAAACTGTTTGTCCAAAGGTAACTTGGCCAGCATTACAATTCCCCGCCGGAGGAGGTTGGAGGGGAAATCAGGAAGCAACAGTTGACAAGTTAGTAAATCACTTCAAAAAAGGTAACTACGGGGCAAGGTTAGAAGCCAGTTGTGGCAGTGGTAAGACGATGGTGGCGTTGGCAGTTGCCCAACAATTAAGTGTACCTGCTATTATCCTAGTGCATAAGGATGATTTAGCACAAGGTTGGCATCGGGAAGCATTGAAGTTTTTTCCGGGAGTTGTGTTAGGACATATTCAAGGGAATAGTTGGAACTATGTTGCAGGACACTGCTCGACCGCGATGGTGCAAACATTGTGGCGACGACGAGGCAAGTACCCACCAGGATTCACGCATCAATTTGGTATGGTAATTATAGATGAGGGCCATCGGTTCAGTGCTCAAACATTTGAGTATGTTTTTAAGGTGTTTCCAGCACGGTATAGGTTGGCAGTTAGTGCTACATGGCGGCGACGAGATGAGTTAGATGCTTGGGATTATCATATTGGGCCAAAGGTGGCTACTTGTAAAATTGACACACTCACAGGTCGATATGTGCCAGTGGGGTTAAATTATGTGATTCCAGGTATTTATCCAACAACACCTATGGCCATAATGTTAAACATGGTGGCACAGAATAAACAATATAATACTTGGTTGGCACAAGAATTAGTAAAAGCCGCTGGCAAGGACCGCAAGGTACTTTTACTGAGTGATAGGATTGAACAACTTCAGTTAGTACAAAGCCTATTAGATGATGAGTTACATAGATGCGGAATTAGGAAAACAACTTCACTTTATATTGGTTCAATGGACGAGGGCGAGCGGATGCGAGCCAAGGAAGCAGATGTTATATTAGCAACATTTGGCATGATGGCAGAGGGTACAAATATTCCTATGTTGGATACACTAGTGTTTGGAACACCAAGGTCAGATGTAGAACAATGTGTTGGACGTATTCAAAGGGCAGTCAGTGGTAAAAAAAGTTTACTCATAGTTGATCCTTTGCTCATCAATTATAGGTTGTTTACGTCAATGTA